GGACATGGTCCGGGAGTGCATCGGTGAATATCAGGGACAGCCGGCATATGAACATACAGCAGTGTGCCCAAGCTGTGGATCCGGTAGTTTTGAAGAGGTAGCAGATGATGGAGATTGAGGAAGCTATCAAGCATGAGAGATGGGAAGCAAAATATGCAGATCTTGAAGATGGAGCAGATGAAACTGCTGTTGAATTGAACCGGCGGTATCATACAGAGATCGCAGATATGCTTGAGGAGTTGAAAGAACTCCGGAGCAGATAAAAATAAATCAAAGGAAGGAGCCGAACCTCCGGCCGGGGTAACGATATATCGGGTTCCTTTTAAACATGAATTACAAAGAGTTTTTAGAAAGCAAGATAGAACTTGCAGTTGATAGTGGTTTTTCGGTTGACAAGAACCGTATTAACAAAGCATTAAAGCCACACCAGAGAGATGCAGTGGCATGGGCACTGAAAGGTGGACGTAGAGCCTTGTTTGAGTCTTTCGGACTTGGTAAGACTGCACAGGAAATAGAATTTTGTCACCTTGCAGCAGAACATACAGGTGGTAGAGCATTGATCGTATTACCACTTGGAGTTAAGCAGGAGTTTACAAGGGATGCCGTGGAACTCCTGGGCTATGAGAAACCAGAGTATTGCCGAACCATGGAAGAGGTTGAGGCAAGCACAAGTCAGATCGTTCTGACGAACTATGAGAGGGTGAGGGACGGAGACATCCGACCGGATTGCTTCCAGGCAACCTCACTTGATGAAGCATCCGTCCTTAGATCATTCGGATCTAAAACATATCAGACGTTCCTTGAAAAGTTCAAAAACGTACCTTATAAGCTGGTAGCAACTGCTACACCATCACCGAATAAATATAAAGAGCTTATTCATTATGCTGGATATCTTGAAGTCATGGATACAGGACAGGCACTTACAAGATTCTTTCAGAGGGATTCAACAAAGGCAAATAACCTGACACTGTACCCAAACATGGAAGATGAGTTCTGGCTGTGGGTGAGTAGTTGGGCACTTTTCATTACAAAGCCATCGGATCTCAATCCAGATTATTCTGATAATGGTTATGACTTACCACCTCTGGATGTTAGATGGCATGAGATACCGGTTCACTATGGAGATACAGTTGATAAAGATGGGCAAATGGAGTTGTTTACACAGGCATCTGCAGGTTTGAAAGAAGCTGCAAAGGTGAAGCGTGAGAGTATCAATGAGAGAGTAGAAAAGATGCGTGAGATTGTAGACAGTTCGCCGGATGATCATTTTATATTGTGGCATGATCAGGAAGCAGAGAGACATGCGATCAAGAAAGCTCTGCCGGAGACAGTGGATATATACGGATCTATGGACTATGACCTTAGAGAACAGAGAGTTATAGATTTCTCAGAAGGTAAAACGAGACTATTTGCAACAAAGAAGTCAATCAGTGGTTCAGGATGTAACTTTCAGCGGTTCTGTCACAGGGAGATATTTGTTGGTATTGATTATGAGTTCAATGACTTCATACAGGCTATTCACAGATGCTATAGATTCTTGCAAAAAGAAACTGTGGTTATAGACATAATCTATATGGAGAATGAGCGAGAGATTAAAAATGCTTTAATTGAGAAATGGAAGAATCATGATCATATGGTGCAGAAGATGATCGAGATCGTGAAAAAGTATGGGCTTGATTCAGCGAATAAAACAGAGCGGTTAGAAAGGAAGATGGGTGTGGAAGGTACAAGAGAAGAAAGAACAGTAAGAGGAAATCATTATGAAGCCGTATATGGTGACTGTGTGGAAGAAACAAGAGCGATGGAAAGCAACAGCATTGATCTGATCCATACGTCAATACCATTCGGTAATCATTATGAATATTCAGCAAATTATAACGATTTTGGGCACAATCAGGATACAGAGAGGTTCTTTGAACAGATGGATTTCTTGACACCGGAGCTTTTAAGGGTGTTGAAGCCGGGAAGAGTTGCAGCTATTCATGTTAAAGACAGAGTGCTGTTCGGAAATGCTACCGGAACAGGAATGCCAACTATTGAACCATTTCATGCTGACTGTATAGAACATTATATGAACCATGGATTTCAGTATTTTGGAATGATCACAGTTGTGACGGATGTTGTCAGAGAGAACAACCAGACCTACCGCCTTGGATGGACGGAACAGTGTAAGGATGGTACCAAGATGGGAGTTGGATGCCCTGAATATATTTTACTGTTCCGCAAACTGCCAACGGATCACAGCAAGGCATACGCTGATGAGCCGGTTACTAAGTCCAAGGATGAATACACAAGGGCACAGTGGCAGATAGATGCTCACGGATACTGGAGAAGCTCAGGAGACAGGCTTGTGAGTAAAGAAGAACTTGAGGGCGTATCTGTGGACAACTTACAGAGAGTATACAGACAGTACAGCAGAGAGCATGTATATAACTATGAGGATCATGTGGCACTTGCAAAGGAGCTTGATATGGATGGAAGATTACCAGCTACATTCATGGTAGTAGCTCCGGGATCATGGAACCAGCTTGAGGTATGGGATGATATTAACAGAATGAGAACTCTTAATACGACACAGAGCCAGAGAAGGGCAACCATGCATGTATGTCCTTTACAGCTTGATATCGTTGAGAGGATTATCAACAGGTACAGCAATCCGGGTGATGTGGTATATGATCCGTTCGGCGGTCTTATGACTGTACCGATGATGGCGGTCAAGATGCACAGATTTGGCAAGGGATGTGAGCTCAATCCAGATTACTTCAGAGATGGTGTTTGTTATCTGCAGTCTGAGGAGAATGAGGTTGATTCACCGACGTTGTTTGACTTCCTGGAGGTGGGCGACGAGTGATAAACGGAGAGCTTATCGTTGATAACTTCGCTGGAGGTGGTGGAGCATCAACAGGAATTGAGATGGCTACAGGGTACAGCGTTGATATAGCTATCAACCATGACCCGGAAGCCATCAGGATGCATAAGGTCAATCATCCAAACACAAAGCACTATTGTGAGAATGTGTGGGCGGTTGATCCTGTGAAGGCTTGTGAGGGACACCCGGTAGCTCTTGCCTGGTTCTCACCAGACTGCAAGCATTTTTCAAAGGCCAAGGGTGGCAAGCCAAAGGATAAGAACATCAGAGGGCTTGCATGGGTAGCATGCAGATGGGCGGCACTTGTGAGACCGAGAGTGATTATGCTTGAAAATGTGGAAGAATTCAAAACATGGGGGCCACTCAACAGAGGACATCATCCAATAAGGGCAAAGCAAGGTGATACATTCAGACAGTTTGTAAAGCAACTTAATGATCTGGGATATGAAGTACAGTTCAGAGAACTTGTGGCGGCAGACTACGGAGCACCGACCAAGAGAAAAAGGTTCTTCATGATCGCAAGACGTGATGGAGTACCTATCATGTGGCCAAAGCCTACACATGCACCGACAGACAGCGAAGAGGTCAAGATGGGACTGCTCAAACCTTATGTTGGGGCATATACACAGCTTGATTTTAGCCTACCATGTCCAAGTATCTTTGATACATCAGAAGAGATCAAGGAGAAGTATGGTATCCGGGCGGTGAGACCACTTGCGCCAAAGACTATGCAGAGGATTGCAAGAGGGCTGAAGAAGTTCGTTCTGGACAATCCAGAGCCATTCATCATTCAATGCAATCATGGCGGCGAAAGAAAGCCGCAGGATATAAGAGATCCGATGCCGACAATCACAGGCAAGCATGGATATGGAGTTGTAGAACCATATATTGTTCAGATAGGTCAGACTGGATTCTCTGCAGATCGTAGCAAAGATGTGAGAGAACCTCTTACAACTATTGTCAGCAAGAATGAGCACTGTCTAATAAGTCCTACACTTATTCAATATCATTCGGAGACCAATTCAGATGAGGTAAGAGGTCAAGGTATAGAGAATCCGATCATGACAGTAGACAGCTCAAACAGATATGGCCTTGTGACTTCGTTCCTCAGCAAGTTTTACAAGACAGGGATAGGGCAGGATGAAAGAGAGCCGTTACATACAGTGACAACGTCTGCGGGGCATTTTGGAGAAGTTCGGGCATTTCTGATCAAATACTACGGAGAGGGTACAGGCCAAGATATAGAACAGCCGCTTGATACAGTGACATCAAGAGACCGGTTCGGTCTTGTAACAATCCAAGGTGTTGAGTATCAGATAGTGGACATTGGTCTCAGAATGCTTGAGCCAAAGGAGTTATATGGGTGCCAAGGGTTTCCGGATGATTACATCATAGATCATGACAGCACAGGTAAGACATATTCAAGAAGTGAACAGGTTAAGAGATGTGGAAATGCAGTCTGCCCACCTATACCGGCGGCGATGGTAAGAGCAAATTTACCAGAGCTTTGCTTGAGAAAAAGAATGCCAAATATACGGATAGGAGAGGATGACAATGGGCAACTGTGTTTTGTATAGAATAGATAAAGGAGAAACAACATGACAAATTTTGAGATAGAAATTACATACAACATGATCTGCCGACCGGGGCAGGTCGTGCGGATCCATACAAAAGAAACCACCAGTGGGCGGAATTTTATCATGACATGGAAGAAATGGACCATTGTGGAGGTTCACGATCATCACATAGTGATGAAGAGCGAATACGGCTACCGGGAGAGCTTCACCAGAATAGATATTGTTGAGATGATCAGGAGAGGAGAGATTCGATGGAAATAGTACCAGTACAGGATAAGAGCTGTGAGACATGCAAATACCAGAGCAGATATAAAACAGATGAACCATGCGCACACTGTACCAAGAATGCGACGGATAACTATGAGCCAATGACAAACGGAGATTATATCCGGTCGCTCAGTGATGCAGATCTTGCGCAGATTGTAATGTGCCCGAATGAGATAGGGTTTGATGAAGTAGAATGCCACAAGCATGATAAGTTTTGCCAGGAATGTACATTGAACTGGCTTATGGCAGAAAGAGAGGTTGAGGTGGATGAAAATATATGAATATAAGGGCAAGCATTATAGTGAAGAAGACACGTCTCTTTATGATGAGGATTATGGTGGAGATTTATATGATCTGTATTGGGAATTAAAGCAGGATGGTGAATGTGATGAGGATACGGTTTATTATGCACAACCTGATGGAGAAAATAACTATTCAAGTCCAGAAGAATTGATTGAATCAGAGTTTTCGGACTTAGTAATTGATGAGGAGGAGAGTGACGATGATGAAAGATAGGTATTTATTCAAGGCAAAGAGAGTTGATAATGGAGAATGGGTTACAGGATATTATGTAAAAGGTTTAGATATGTATGACAAAGAAGTTCATCTAATATTTGAACCTGCCACAATATTTTATTCTAATGGCGAAACAGATGGGTGGAACGAAATAGACCCGCCCACAATCTGCCAATGCACAGGCTTAAAAGATAAGAATGGTAATCTTATTTGGGAGAATGATATTGTAAAAGATTTCTTCAGTGATGCGTGCGCACCAATTAGATATGGCAGTTATCAAAACTGTTTTGATAGCACAAAAGCAGAGCATATCGGATTTTATGTAGATTGGTCGGGAAAGTATACTAAATATTACAGAAAAGATTTTGGTTATTGGATTCATATGGTTGATATAGAAGTTATTGGCAACATATTTGACAATCCAGAATTATTAGAAAGTGAGGAATAATATGACAGAGCGTGAAGCTATCGAAGAACTAAAATATGATTGCAATGAACTTGGTAAAGCAATTCCATGTGATACTTCATGGGGAAGTTCTTTTGAAAATGCTTATGGAATGGCAATACAGGCACTTGAAAAACTTGCAGAGTATGAGGACTTAGAGAAGCATGGCAGACTTATCAAGTTACCTTGCAAGGTGGGGGATACAGTATGGGATATTGACTATGGCATACCTTTTGCATGTACAATAACAGCCTTTTCATTTGGTGAATGTGAAGAATACATTTGTGAACCTGTTACAACAAAAGAAGTCGTATTCTATTATGCAAAATCGAGTGGAAGTATCACAGGAAGTTTTGCAGAAAGTGCAATCGGTGAGTCGGTATTCTTGAACAAATCCGAAGCAGAAGCAAAACTGAAAGAATTGAGAGGTGGAGAAGATGAATGATAAGCAGAGCAATCTAACAGTCAAAGAAGAGGAAGATTTACAGAGTGTGAGAACAATAAATATAAATAAGGCTAAGGTCGATAGCTTAGAAATAATTGTACGAACGATAGATGATAAGCCTTATTATGAATTGAAGTACAGACTGGTTGGTGAAAAAGACTATTCTATTGGATATAGTTCTTACGATTTAAAAATTGTATTAGGTTGCATTGATAAATATTTTAAAATTGTGAAAAGCGATAAGCA